CCATACAGCATTCGCTGTGGAGCTCAACGGCTCTTCCCCCACGACGGGGGTAGTGGACCTTCCTTAGTGGAGATCTTGTTGTGCCTACTAAAACACTCAGAGATAGTATCGTGGCGTCGCTTGAGCGCCGGGTCAAATCCAACAACAACCCTTGGGGTGACTGGTCTGCGGTGTCGTCCTGCAACAAATCTGATGCAGATACGACTATCGTTACCGGTAATAACCTTCAGGGCTGGCGGAAGATCCTGCGCGATGGCGCTAATGCCACTACTACTATGAATGTTGAAGGGTATGACTCATCGGCCCCGAGAGGCTTTTATGCGTACGGCATTCGCCAGCATAAAGTCGACTCGAGCCTTAAACAAGAGGTGGAGTTTAGGGGGGTGGCAGCGGTTTATCCGCTGATCCCCACTGACCTTAATTCCGTCCAGGTCTCCTCAGTCGAAGACCGAGTACGTACGACGTTCATTGCCAAGGCTATTAAAGCCCAACAGAGTCTCCAGGGCCTTACGACCCTGGGGGAGCTGGGTAAGACACTTCGTGGTATTCGTCACCCTCTGGAGAAGATGAAGGGGGAGTTTCATAGGTATCTGCGTGACGTCGAGAAACGTTCACGGGACCTACGTCGCTTTACCCGGATTCACCTCCGCCGCCGTGGTCAGCGGCGTGACGCCCAGCCTATCCGTGCGGTTGACAACCGTGTGGATAAGATGGTGGCCTCGGTATGGCTGGAATACGCTTTCGGCTGGAAGCCGCTCATCGCAGATATTGACGGGGCAGCAAAAGGCCTCGCTCAGTACCTGTATGGACGTCAACCCTCCGTTCGCGTTAACGCAAAAGCCGAAAATGGGATTACCTCCAACAGGTTTTCCCATACCATTACGGTTTCACCTTGTGTGATTACCCGTATATACGTTCAGCGTTCCGTTTATTCGGCGCGCTTGTATGGTGCAGTGGTTTGTCAAGCCAATGCAGATGGTGCCCAGGTGCGTCAAGACTTCGGTCTTGGCCTCCGGGATTTCGTCCCTACGTTGTGGGAATTACTCCCATATTCCTTCCTTATCGATTATTTCACCAATATGGGTGAAATTATCCAAGCTGCTGCTTTTAATACAAGCAGTGTGGCCTGGTCTGCGTACGGTAATATGCGGCGTGTTACCCTCGAGGGTAATGCCGATGTTTCGTACGTTGAGCCAGACCCCGCCAGTTGGAAAGGCGAGGCTTGGGGCGTCGGTCAAAGACCATTCCGCGTTAGCTACTTCACCAAGCACCGTAGCGCAAGCCCATCTCTTGGGATTCCGGCGTTCTCTTTCGAGATCCCGGGTTTTGGTCCCAAATGGGCGAACATTACGGCACTTGTGGCTGGTGGCCGACGTACTTCGAATCAGATTTACCACTATCTTCGATAGTTATCTGATTCTCCATGTAGTATAACCCGAGGTTTCACCTCTATGTCATGGTCTCCTGATGCTTCAATCACGGGAGGAACCGTTACTGGACTTACGTCCCCGACGTACACGCAAGTGGACGACGTGGCGCCAGCAACGAACGCGAAGCAGAAAACTGTTACCGCTTTAGGCGGAACACAGGGATCTGCGACCGCGAACACTGTCTCCAAGCCCTTTACGTCGACGTTCTACCGGCCTTCGACTCTTCAGTCGTTGCCGGCACCGAACCCGATTTCTGGGGCGCGGGGCAATATCCCAAACAATCAGTACAAGCTCGTCATCCGAAAGGGTGGCTATGCTGCGTCTGATGTTCCCTGCACGGCGATTGCAAGATTGACAATCGACGTCCCTGCTGGGATGGAAACCTACAACCCTGATGAGGTCCGGGCCTTCGTGTCCTACCTTACCGGCCTACTCTCAGAAGAGAGTGCCGATTTGGCAGATACGCTCTTGACCGGGGTCCTCTGAGTGCTAAGTTCGCCCGCCGCATAGTAGGATTCCTCCTACTTGCTGTGGTCGTATATGCACTTGGGGGTAGCGTTACTGATATCCTTCAGTACGCTTCTTACATACTGGTAAACAACTAGTATGTGAGTCGTTGTGGTTCCAGTTTGGAGTACGCTCTGTGGCAGACAGTCCCGTAGCACTTCTCCGATTCCTAAAACTCGATCTGCTGGACCAGGGCCTACCTATTGACGGTAGGCTCTACCCAGATGCTTCCCTCAAAGAGGCTGCAGCGGCTAGCATATTAAACTCTCTGCTTAAGAAATTAGACAGAGGGCGAACTGCGCAGACCGATGCGGTAGCTCAAGAGAAGTTCCTTGCAACGAATGAACGGTGCAAGGTTTGGAAGCTTCCTGATCAGATAGATACTAGGTCAGAGATGTTATTAAACGGCTTTAAGCAGGCCGTCGATGACTTCTGGCATAGAAATGGTTTGCCTCTGGTAGACCATCCCTTTGATTTACTTAGGTTCGCCAAAGTAGGTCCTGGGGCTAACATCGGAGCTCTTGGGGGCGACTTTTATACGAAGTTGTTCTCTTCTCCTCTGACAGGCACGAACGAGTCGCTGTACTTTTGGTACAGGCGATACATACGTAGCTTCCCAGAATGGGTAAACGCGGAGAATATCCGCGAAGCTCAATATGGGCCGGCGCGCTGTATTGCAGGAAACAGGCTTAGCTTCGTTCCGAAGAACGATGAAACGTCTAGATGTATTTGTATCGAGCCTACGCTGAACACATATTATCAGCTGGGACTAGGTCGAATACTAGAAAGGCGGCTCCACGAGCGATATGGCATCGCCCTAGAGAGCCAACAATTCGAAAATAGACGTCTCGCTTGTCTTGGGAGTTTGCACGATAATCTATCGACGATAGATTTATCCTCTGCAAGCGACTCAATCTCCCTTGCGATGCTTCAATGGTGCTTGCCAGCAGATTTCTATAGTCTACTATGCAAGTATCGTAGCACCGTCTGTGAGGTTAAAGGACAAGGCAGTGTTGTACTTCACATGGTATCGACAATGGGTAACGGTTATACGTTTCCATTGCAAACCATGTTGTTCAGCGCTGTGGTCACCTCGTGCTTAAGGTTTAGGGGAATACCCTGGACTAGTAGCACGTTTGGTAAGGTCTGGGGCGTAAATGGCGACGACATCATATGTCCTCGTGAAGTCACGAGGGATGTAGTTGACCTACTTACGCTCTTAGGCTTTACCATTAATCGTGACAAGACCTTTGTAGAGGGTCCGTTCAGAGAGTCATGCGGTGGTGACTTCTTCTTAGGAGTCAACATTCGAGGTGTGTATATTCAGCACCTTGATGGTCCGATGGCAATCTATTCTGCAATTAACCGGCTTATGAGGTTCTCTACAAGAACCTCTATCTCCTTAAAGCGTTGTATCGGTTTCCTGCTTTCCCTTCTTAAGGAAAGTGATAGGCATCGATACATACCTCAGTGGGAGAATCTCGACGCAGGAATCCAAGTGCCCGTTACGTATATAAGAGGTAAAGGCTTTTGGTCTAAAAACCATCAGTCTTACGTCTATAATGTCCTTACAGTAAGGACACCAAAGATCCTCGTACGTGAAGAGCATATTGTCGTTCCTCGTGGGAATAAGCGGCGTACCTTTAACCCTTCCGGGCTATTGGTAAGCTTCTTGCAGAGGTCGATTAACAGTGGTTTTATTGGCTCAAGGTTTGGGCCAATTAGGACCATTGCGAAGCGACGCTTCACATCTATGTGGGGCGTAACTCCGTCGATCCCGTGGTCATATGATCACGGGGTTGACTGGGGACGGTGGAACACCGTCGTCACCG